TTATGCAGGGGCAATAAACACAGCAATAAAAGAAACCAAAGAGCCTTATATCCTTATGGCAGCAGATGACTTGCTATTCAAGGAAGGCTGGGCAGAACCGATACTAAAGTTGGCTAAAGACTTTGGCTTTGTAGGCACTAACGATCTACACAACCCTAATGTCCTTATAGGCACACACGCAACTCACTACCTAATCACTAGAGAGTATGCCGAGCTGGGTTCGATAGATGACGCTGATGCAGTCTTGTACGAGGGATACATTCACAACTACACAGACACCGAGGCTGTTGCTACAGCAAAGTTCAGAGGCCAGTGGACCCCTTGCCTAGAGTCAGTGATTGAGCACTTACATTGGGTCTGGGGATTAGCTACACAAGACGCAACCTACCAAAAGGGAACAACTACTGTTAGCCAGGATGAGCAAACTTTCAACAGTCGAGCACACCTTTGGACCCACCCCCAAGCCTAAAAAGCATACGCCTTCAGCGGATAGACTAGGACAATTATGGCAATTACTAACGGCTACGCCACCTTAGCTCAGGTCAAAGCAGCACTCAGAATCACAGACAGCGTTGATGACCCACTATTGGAGATGGCTATTGAGTCAGGCTCTAGGGCTATTGACGGATACGCCAACCGCAACTTCTATTCATCCGGCTCGGCAGTTAGAGTCTTTACACCTAGCGACAGCTTTGTCACAGAGATTGACGATCTAATCAGCCTCACAACTCTAAAGACAATGACCGATGATGACAGCACCTTTGACACTACTTGGACCGCAACCGACTACCAGCTTGAGCCACTAAACGGCAGAGCCGATGGACTTATCTCACCTTTCACAAGCATCAGAGCTGTTGGAGATTACCTATTCAGCCAGTTTGAGCAAGAGGCAACTGTGCAGGTCACAGGTGTTTGGGGTTGGTCAGCAGTCCCAATCTCAGTCACCCAGGCAACAGTCATCCAGGCCTCAAGAATTTATAAACGGCTGGACTCACCTTTGGGCGTGGCCGGAGTTTCTGACATCGGGATAATGAGAATCAGCAACAGACTCGACCCAGATGTTGCCCAGCTTGTTGACCCACTACGCAGAATCAGGTTTGCATAGTGGCAAGCATTACCGACCTACGGACAGCTATTGCCACTAACCTTGGTACCATCGTAGGGCTAAGAACCAGCCCAGAGATGCCGGACAACCCAAACCCACCTATCGCCCTAGTCAGACCTGTGACAGTGGAATACAACCAGGCGATGGCTAAGGGTCTAACCAAATACAGCTTTGTCGTTGTTGTTATCGTTGGCCGAGCCGATGAGAGAACAGCACAGCGATCACTTGACAACTACTGCTCATCCACAGGGGCATCAAGTATCAAGAACGCAGTAGAATCAGATAAGACACTTGGTGGCAATGCCTACGATTGCCGAGTGACTGAAATGAGAAACTACACCCCCATCCAGCTAAACGAAGGCACATACCTAGCAGCGGAGTTCGCTGTTGATGTGTTTGCCGACTAGGAGAAAAACAAACAATGCCAAAGTTCATCGCCACAAACTACAATGTCACAATCAACGGCACAGACTTTAGTTCCTCACTTGCATCGGTTGAATTGCCGATTGAAGTAGAAACTCAGGACACTACCGCTTTTGGTGCAACATTCCGTACAGCAATCGCAGGATTGCAGACCGGCTCAATCACCCTAGAGTTCCACCAGGACTTTGGAGCAGGAGCCATTGACACAGTTCTTTATCCACTACTAGGCACAAACGCCACAGTAGTAGTACGCCCAGCAGGAACCGCTACAAGTGCAAGCAACCCCGCCTTTACCGGAACCTATCTTGTGACCCAGTACTCACCCTTCAATTCGACCGTGGGTGACCTAGCTACGCTAAGTGTCACTTGGCCTTTGAATGGTGCTTTGACTAGGGCAACAGCCTAAGACCATGCAAATCCCATTCATAGTTGAGTTTGTGGATGGTAATAAAGAAAAGGTTGTCACTGGCACCCCAGACTTTATTGCCTTCGAGGAGAGATACAACTTGGCCATAACGACTATCCAGTCGGACCCTCGCCTAACCTACCTGAGCTTCATTGTTTGGAACTCGCTCCGCAGAGCTAAAAGGACTGACAAGTCTTTTGAGGACTTTGTGGAAACTCTGGACACAATCTCTGGCGATGATGCAGACCCAAAAGTCTAAAGATCAAGGGGCTAGGAGCTACTAGCCAGCACTACCTGATCGCTTACTTGGCCTGTGAAACAGGGATTGCACCCTCGGCTTTACTACAAGAGTCCGAGCGTATGCTCTTTACGATGCAAATGTATCTAAAGGGCAAAGCAGAACAGATGAGGCAATAATGATAAAGAGTATGTCAGTCGAGGTGTACGGCATTAGGGAAACCCTTGCCGAGATCCGCGATGTAGACAAAGACCTATTCTTTGAGATTCGGGCCTTCATGAAGCGTGGTGGTGACACCCTTGGTCGCAGGATTCAGGGCAACATCCCGATGATGGCACCTATCCGAGGCTTTAGGCACTCAGGTAGAACCTCATGGAAACCTGCTACAACCAAGACCAATGTAAGTGGCCGTAATGCTAGAGCTGGCATGGATGGTGCAACACCCCTTCTCCAGGTAGTTGTAAATGGTGCAGCAGTAAGCATCGCTGACATGGCAGGTCGCGGTGGGGGTAAGACTCGCTTGCAGACCACTCGAACCTACGACTGGAAGGGTGGCACTCGTAGGCACACTGTCACTACTCAGGGTCAGGCAATGATCAAGGCACTTGGCGGTGCCCCATCACGCTACATCTACCCAGAGGCCGAGCAGTCGGTCCCATTCATTCAGAGCTATGTGTTGCAAGGCGTTGAGCAATACACCAACAAGCTCAATAGAAACATTGAAGTGATTGGGAACCGATAATGGCCGGCATTAAGATAAACATCCTCAGCAACTTCAATGCTGGTGGATTCACGAAGCTACAAAGAGAACTAAAGCGACTCGACACTCCTATCGAGAAGCTTGGGGCAGTCACTAGATCTCTAGCCCCTGCTGCACAGATTGGCCTTGTAGCTTTGACAGCCCTTGGCACAGCAGCAGTTAGAGCAGCCGAGGATGCTCAGGTTGCTGACCGCAGACTTGCCAGCGTTGCCGAGTCCATGAACCTGTTTGGCACTCAGACCAACGCAGTCACAAAGCGACTACGCGACTTTGCAGACGCAACAATGAAACAAACCGCGATTGACGATGAAGTCATCAAGGCAACACAAGCCAAACTACTTACCTTCAAGAACCTAGCTCAGACTGCCGATGTTATGGGTGGAGCTATGGATCGAGCTACCCTAGCTGCTATTGACTTGGCAGCAGCAGGATTCGGCTCGGCAGAAACTAACGCCACTCAGCTTGGTAAAGCTTTGCAAGACCCTATCAAGGGCATCACTGCCCTAGCCCGAGCTGGTGTGACATTCACCGAGCAAGAGAAGGCAAAGATCAAGGTCCTGGTTGAGTCGGGCAAAATGCTTGAGGCTCAGGACATGATTCTCTCAGCTATCGAAACTCAGGTTGGTGGCACCGCTGCTGCTACTGCAACAGGCTCGGCAAAGATGGCTGTGGCTTTTGGTGAGATGCAGGAAGCTATCGGAAACGCTTTGTTGCCGGTGCTAGAAAAGCTTGTGCCACTTATCACCGGACTGTTTGACTTTATTGCTAAGAACTCAGTTGTAGTGTCTGTGCTTGCAGGTATCTTTGGAGCTTTAGCTATTGCCATCCTAGGTGTGAACTTTGCCCTAAACGCAAACCCGATAGTCAAGGTCATCACCTTAGTTGCAGCTTTGGCTGCCGGTGCTGTTATCTTGATCAACTACGTGGTCGGTTTGTCTGGTGGCTGGGCCAAGTTGTTTGAAGCTATCCAGAAGGGCTTGGCTGAGGTCGGCAAGTTCTTTGGAGCTGTCTTTGACAGCATCAGCAACTTAGTCATCGGAGTCATCAACGGACTAGCCACAAGGTTTGAGAACTTTATCAACACAATCATCGGTGGGCTAAACGGTGTCATTAGTCTTGCTAACGCTGCACTCTCAATCGTGTCATCTGTCACCGGTGGGGCAATCAAGATTCAGGTGCCAAAGGTCCCAACAGTTGTCATCCCAAAGGTGCCAGTAAACACACCAGCAAAACTACCTGCAAAGATTCCAGGGCTCGCTATGGG